GCGACCCCGGCACGAATGTCAGCTACGGCATCAAGTTCATCAACCAGCAGCAGTATGACGGCATCGCGGTCAAGACGGTTACGTCTACATACCCGCAGGTCATGTTTACCAACATGACTTACCCCGACATTGAGATGGTCGTTTACCCTAAGCCGACCCGCGATCTGGAATGGCATTTCATTTCGGTTGAAGAACTGACGCAGCCTGCGTCGCTGTCAACTGAACTGCATTTTCCGCCCGGCTATCTTCGTGCGTTCCGCTATAACTTGGCGTGCGAAATGGCGCCTGAGTTTGGGATTGAACCGCCCCCGACGATTATGCGCATCGCGATGGCGTCCAAGCGCGACCTGAAGCGCATCAACAACCCAGACGATATTATGTCGATGCCGTATAGCTTGGTAACGCAGCGGCAGCGGTATAACATCTACGCGGGCAACTTCTAATGAAGTCGCCGATCCTTGGGTCGGCGTATGTCGCTCGTAGCGTCAACGCCGCTGCTAATCGCATGATTAACGTGTTCCCTGAGGTTGTACCTGAGGGTGGCATGGAGCCTGCGTATCTGCAACGCTGTCCCGGCCTTAAATTGCAGCGCGCGGTTGGCACCGGCCCTATTCGTGGGCTTTGGGCACACCAGACGCGCGGCGACGACTATTATGTCGTGTCGGGCTTTGAAGTCTATAAGATGACGAGCCTTGACGGCGTACCCGTCAAGCTGGGCGATGTGACGGGCACAGGCCCTGTGTCCATCGCAGATAACGGCACGCAGATTTTCTTTGCGTGCAATCCAGATGCGTTCATCTACGATGAATCTACGGGGTCGTTTACGCAGATCACGGACCCCGACTTCCCCGGCGCTGTCACCGTGGGTTATCTGGATGGCTATTTCGTGTTCAACGAACCGAACAGCCAAAAGATTTGGGTCACGCAGCTTTACGACGGTTTTCAGGTTGACCCGCTCGACTTCGCCAGCGCCGAAGGCAGCCCTGACGGCGTGGTCGGCGTTCTGGTCGATCACCGCGAATGCTGGGTGTTTGGCACGGACAGCACGGAAGTCTGGTATAACGCAGGCAACCAAGACTTTCCGCTGTCGCCGATCCAAGGCGCGTTCAACGAAATCGGCTGCGCCGCACCGCATTCCATCGCCAAGATGGACAACACCGTGTTCTGGTTGGGCGCCGATGCGCGCGGCCAAGGTATCATCTACCGGGCGTCTGGCTACACGGCGCAGCGCATTTCAACGCACGCGGTCGAATGGCGCATCCAGAGCTATCTGGATATGTCGGACGCTGTTGGCTACACATACCAGCAGGACGGCCACGCTTTCTACGTCCTTTCGTTCCCTTCGGCGGACGAGACTTGGGTATTTGATGCGGCCACGGGTGCATGGCACCAGCGGTCGTCATATTCAGCGCAGGCGACATCCGAAGGTGCGTTCGACCCGACAGCGTTCTACGAAGATGCTTTCTACACTGCGTCCTTCGTTAACCCGTCGAGCAGCAGCGGCTCTTTCTCCCGCCACCGCAGCATCTGTCAGTGTAATTTCCAAGGCAATATCGTCGTAGGCGATTACGCTAATGGCAACGTCTACACGCTTGACCTGACCACATACCAAGACAACGGCATCGCCCAGCGCTGGCTGCGGTCTTGGCGCGCGCTTCCGGCAGGGCAGAATAACCTCCTGCGCACGGCGCAGCATTTCCTTCAGATTGAATTTGAGTCCGGCGTGGGCTTGACGGAGGGCCTTGGTTCTGATCCGCAGGTCATGCTGCGCTGGTCGGACGATGGCGGCCATACTTGGTCTAACGAGCATTGGACTTCTATGGGCAAGATCGGTGCGACCGGAACCCGCGCCTTGTGGCGGCGTCTTGGGATGACGCTGAAATTGCGCGACCGCGTGTATGAGGTGTCCGGCAGCGATCCGGTGCCTTTGTATATTATGGGGGCTGAACTATTGATGACGGGTACTCGTGCCTAATCCGACGCTCACCAACATCCCCGCATCGCGCGTTCCGATTACGAACGACGCGAATAGCATCGTGTCGCGCGAATGGTATCGGTTCTTCTTCAATCTGTTCGGTGCGGCAGGCAGCGGTGAAGCCAATTCAAACGTAACTGAACAAAGCATCGCGCCGATCTACACGCCGCATACCGACTTTAAGCGTTACGGATCGTTTTACGACACATCGACGCAAACCGCTGCCGTAATCAACACCGCTTACCCGATTACGATCAACTCCACGACGATCACAAATGGCGTGTATATTGGATCACCTACGTCGCGGGTTTATGTTGACCGACCGGGCATCTATAATTTCCAATTCTCAATCCAGCTTATTAAAACAACCGCGAGCGCCAAAAACGTTTACATCTGGTATCGCGTAAACGGCGTTGATGCGACAAATTCAGCCACTAGCGTAACTTTGGTCGGCAACAGCGCGGCGACTGTCGCCGCGTGGAATTTTGTGCTAAACATGAACGCTGGTGATTATTTTGAACTTGTATGGTCTACTGACGACACAAGCTGCCAAATTCTAGCAGCCGCCGCCGTAGCCCCCGTGCCCGCGATCCCATCCGTCATATTGACGGTGACGGACAACATTAACTGAGGTAGATTATGGCTGTTCTTGCTCCAGCACCTAAAGCGCAGTTCTTTGACGCTACGGGCGCGCCGTTAGTTGGCGGTAAAGTGTACACTTACGCGGCGGGGACGACTACGCCGCTGGCGACGTTTACCGACGCTTCGGCCACCACGCCAAACACCAATCCGGTCATTCTTGACTCTCGCGGCGAGTGTAACCTGTGGTTCTCCACGGCGACCAGCTACAAAGTTGTCCTGAAGAACGCCGACGATGTGACGCAATGGACGGTCGATAACATCTCCACTTACGGTACGATTGCGTCGCAGAACGCCAATAACGTCAGCATTACGGGCGGTACGATCACCGGGATTACTGCGACGTTTAACGTCACAGGCAACGTGTCCGGCAACGCAGGCACCGTCACCAATGGCGTCTATTTGACGGCCACGCAGACGCTGACCAACAAGACCCTCACGGGGCTTGCCAGCGCGTCCACCGTCAACGACAGCGCAGGCACGGGCTACACAATCGGCTATCGTAAGTTCCCGCAGAGCACGAACACCACGGTCGCCGCATCGGATGTCAATAAGCATCTTTACGTTGGCGCCACGACCACCGTGCCGTCGGGCGTCTTTACGGCGGGCGATAACTTCATCGTCGTCAACAGCACCAGCGGTAGCATCACCATCACGCAGGGCGCAGGCACCACGCTGCGTCTGGCGGGTTCGGCCACCACGGGCAGCCGCACGCTGGCTGCTTACGGCGTCGCTAACGTGCTGTGCGTCGGCAGCGAAACCTTTTACGTCAGCGGCAACGTCACCTAGTAGGATCGCAACATGACTGTTACGGCCAAAAATATTATCCCCGCGAAGAACGCTGAGAACGCGCAGACGACGCAATATGTTGCGACGGACGTGACGACGATCATCGACAAGTTCACCGCTACGAACTTCAGCAGCGGCATGGTCAATATCAGTGTGAACCTCGCGGCAGTCGGCACGGCCACGGGTAACGACAACCTGATCGTCAAGCAGAAGACTTTGCAGGCGGGCGAGACGTACACGTTCCCTGAATTGGTCGGCCATATTCTGCCGCCGGGCGGCTTCATCTCGACACTGGCTTCGGCGGCGGCTGCCGTCAACATTCGTGCGTCAGGCCGCGAGATTAGCTAATGTTGACGCGGTGTTACGATGCGGCGCAAGTAAACGCCATCGTAAACCACCCGGAAGTGCGTCCGCACGTCGGCGCACCTGAACTTGGCGACCTTGATTTGACGGACGCCGTGCGCCGGCCAGAGCATTGGTTTTTGATGGGCGAGCATGGCGGGTTCATGCTGGGTTGGTCAGCCCCCGAAGTCCGCGAAGTCCATACATTTATCTTGCCTTCGGGGCGCGGGAAATGGGCGGAAGCCGCGCGGCGGTCGATGCTGAACTACGCCAAATACCACGGCGCAAAGATGCTTTGGACAAAGATTTACGAAAAAGACCGCCACGTTATTCGCTACGCACGACAAGGGGGTATGCAATTCACCGGAGACGTGCTAGAAACCTTCGGTAAACCATACCGAATTTACAGGATGGAGTTAAGCTAATGCCAGTTGCTGCTGTTCTTGGGGCGGCTGTTGTCGGGGCGGGTGTAAACGCATATACCGCCAGCAAAGCAGCCAAAGCACAAAAAAATGCCGCGAACGCTGCCACCGCCGCGCAGCAAGAGATGTTCAACAAACAGCTTGAACTTCAAGAGCCGTTTCGTCAGGGCGGCCTGACTGCGCAACAGCAGATCATGCAGTTGCTCGGTCTTGGTGGCGACGCGAACGCCGAAGGTTATGGCAGCCTTGCCAAGCCTTTCGGCATGGAGCAGTTCCAAGCTGACCCCGGCTACGCTTTTCGTCAGGCCGAGGCGCAGAAGGCGTTGGAGCGGTCTGCGTCTGCGCGAGGTATGCTGTTGTCTGGTTCGACGCTGAAGGGTATTGAACGCTACAGTCAAGACTTGGCGAGCCAAGAATACCAGAACGCATTTAACCGCTATCAGATTGAACGCGCTGCGCGGCTTAACCCGCTTCAGTCGCTCATGGGTTCGGGGCAGTCGTCAGCCAACACCATGACCAACGCCGCCGCCAATTTTGGTAATCAGAAAGCACAAAACCTTATGAACGCGGGGCAAGCCCGCGCATCTGGGTATGTCGGCGTAGGTAACGCCATATCTGGCGCGCTTAACAGCGCCGCTAACGCCTACGCTATGCAACCAATCTACAACGCGCAGATCAATGCGCTGAATAGGTTAAACGCACCTTCATACGGCAGCGGCTACGGTGATTTTGGGTCTATATCGTCTACTACACCGAACAACTATATGTACGGCGGGCTTAACCCCTACGCTGGATAAGGTTTAAACATGGCTAATAACATGATCGCCCTTCAGGCCCGCGCCCCGCAATCTAGCGGGTTGGGCGGTATCATCCAGCAGAACGCTCAACTCATCAATATGATGACGCAGCAGCGCGCGGCTGAAGCCGAACGCGCCCAGCGTCAGGCGAAGATGGAGCAGGACGCGGCGGTCGCCAAACAGGCGCTGGAAGAGGGCGGGTATAAAACCATGTCTGCCCAGCAGAAAGCCGTTAAGGACTTTATGGAGTTGTCGTACGAAGGTATTCGTCAGTCGCGAAACCCTGAAGACGTGATGTTGATCGCAAATGCGCTGAAGCAGCAGTTTAACAATCCTGTTTTTCACCAAATGATTGACGTGACTGTCGGCCAACTGCCTAAAGACCCTGCGCAGTTTTCTGCGTGGAAGGATCAGTCGCTGTTTAATACGATGTCCAATGCGGAGCAGATGGGCTTTAAGATTGCCAAGCCTAAATCTGAAGTCATCTACGACGCTGGCGGCGGCGCTTATGAGGCGCGAATTGGTGGCGTTCCGGGCAGCGGTCAAGGTGCATACGCGCTTGAAACCTACACTCTTGACAACGCGCCTGCGACGCCGACGCGCAAAGGCGAGGTCACGCTTGAGCCGTCGGTTACTGTCGAAGGCGGCGAAGGGGGTCCGTACGAACCGGCGCCGCAGGCTATTGCGCCCGGCGCTACGCCGTCGGACCCAGTTGTTGACTTGCGCAATGCGCTAGCGAACGTCCGTAATGATGCCGAATATCAGCAATGGCTGAACGCAGCCGGACGTATATTCCCTGACTTCGCTGCGGAAGCGCGTCAATATACACCCAAATTTAACCCAGCCGTCGTGCAAAGGATGATCGCTGCGGCAGATGGTTATATTAAGGGGCAAGACCCTGACCAAGCCGCCGCCGCCGCGCCCCCTGCTACGGCAGCAGCAGACTTTCCTATGGTCGCAGGCCCTCGTGGTGGTCCGTATGTTGCAACAGGGAAACAGTTCGTGGGACGCAACCCGTCGATGGGCCAGTACCCCGGCTCGGCGCTTGTCGCGCCTGCGGTTTTGGGTCGACAAGCCGCTGCTGAAGAGGCAGGCAAGCAAGGCGTGCGAGTGTCCACAGAGCCTTTGATCGCGGGTGGTACGGCAAAAGCCACTGAACGCGCGAAAAGTGACACTGCATTTCTTGACGCATACCCCGGTGCTAAAGACAGCGCACAGCAAATGCTTTCGCTTATTGACCAAATGATTGGCGATCTTAGCGTCAAAAACGGTCGGATGGTTAAAGGCAAACGCCCACCGCATCCCGGCTTTGAAGATGTCATCGGCGCTACATGGCGCCCCGGCGCGCGGTTTTTCCCCGCGACTAACGCCGCTGATTTTGACGCGCTATTTGAGCAAGTCGGAGGGGGCGCGTTCATGGACGCGTATAAAACCCTTAAAGGTACAGGCCAAATCACCGAAAAAGAAGGTGAAAAGGCAACTGCCGCTATTACGCGCATGAGCCGCAGCCAATCCGAAGTTGGGTTTGTACAAGCCGCGCGCGAATTTGCAAATGTAATTCGCACTGCGGTTGCCCGAGCTGACGCGCGTGCAGCTAAACTGCAAGGTAAAACACCGACTTCAGCCAGCCAGCGCGGACGTATTTTGAGATACAATCCCGCTACGGGAGAACTTGAATAATGACTATTAGGGTTTACGCGCCTAATGGGGACATTGCAGAGTTTCCAAACGGGACATCGCCTGCCACGATTAAGAAAGTCATGGCGGCTAAGTATGGCGCGCCTAAAGGCGGTAAGAAAGCAGCGCCTAAAGAAGCCGGAACGGTCGAATCGTTGCTGTCGGGTTTTCGGTCGGGTCTGCAAGATGTTACGTCTAACATCCCCAATCCTTTAGAGTACATCACTAACCTAACGCTTTCGCCAGAAAAACAAGCCGCTATCGCTAAAGGCCGTAAGGCTCTTGATGTACGCGCACGCGAAATTGAAAAACAAAGTCCGTATCTGTACGGTGGCGGACGCGTTGGTGGCCAAATTGTAGCGACGGCGCCAATCCTTAATGCGTTGGCGGCTGGCGTCGGTGGCGCGGGACAAGTAATATTTAAAGTCGCGCCGCGCGCTGGTAAGATTGTGGCGGAAACAGGTCGCGTTATTCCTGCTGGCGGCTTTGGTGCTAAGTCGAAAGTCGCGCGCATTGCGGCTGGCGCTGCGGCTGGCGGTGCAACCGCTGCCGCTACCAATCAGGACGTAACGACAGGCGCTGGCGTCGGCGCGGCTATCCCCGTGATCGGCGGTGTCCTCGGAAAAACTTTTGGCGCAGGTTATGATGTCGTGGCGAAGCGCGTCGGTAAAGTTAAAGCCGCGCAAATGCTGCGTAAGTCTATTGGCGATAACCTCGACAAAGTTAAAGCTACGTTAGCGCAAGCTACCGACGATGAGCGCGCGTCGCTGCTTTCATTCTTGGAATCCAAAGGCGTTCGCATCCCACAACTTGCAGCGCTTGAAAAAAATGTGCGCCAAAGCCCGTCTAACGCACCGCTGCTTCAGACTTCGGCTGCGATGGAGCAAGAACTGTCTGCTTTGCGTAAGCAAGCACGCCGCGGCGGCGCTACGGCTACGGAAGCCGAAAACATTGTGGCTCAGCGTCGCAAAGAACTGATGGACGCAACCGAGCCTATGCGTCAGGCAGGGCTTGAAGCCGCCGACATCGGGCGTACCCAAGTGCTTCCGTTAGAGCGCCAAGCGGCTGGACAAGTAAACCAAGCAAACGCAATGACTGCTTCAGGGCTTGTCCCGCGTATGCGCGGGCTAGAAGGGCGGTCGCAAGAGCAAATATCTATGACGTTTCAAAACCCTGAATTATTTACGCTAGGTGGCCCGCTGGTGCGAACTGGTCAAATAGCTGAAGGTGCTGGTCAGCGCGCTGACGATGCTATTGAATTGCAAACAGCGTTGCGTGACGCAGCCCGCGAAAGCGAACAGCAGGCGGCGCAGCTTCGCGCGCAAGGCAACAAACCGATTGACGTTAACCCTCTGCTGTCAAAACTGCGCGGCGACGCAGCACAAGCACAGCACGTTAACCCAGATCGGTTTGCTATTCTCAGTGATTTTGCAAACCGAATTGAAGCCCGCGCACAACAGATGGGCGGCGTTATTGACGCTAATGGCTTGTATGAACTGCGTAAGAACCTTAACCAGAGCATTGAGAAATTGCTGGCCGGACGCGATCCGTCGTCGATCCAAAAAGCCACATCGTCAATTCTCAGCGAAGTCCGGCCAAATATCGACCAAGCGTTTAAGGCGGCTGGCGGCGATGAACTGCTTCAGTCGATTGACGTGGTGGCGAAAGGTCTTGACGATCTGGAGCAGCAGACCGTCGCTAACGCGCTAACCCGCTTGCAGCAGCGCCGCCCCGATACCTTTGTACGGATTATGGGTGGCGAGGAACCGGGCGCGGTGCGTATTCTCACCCAAGGTAAAACTGGCGATATTAATCAAGCACTCGGCGCGCGGTTTACCGACGTGCAAAAGTTGACGCGTCCAACCGAAGATATTGCCAGCCGAAATAAATTTTACATTCCTGACGAAATGCCGTTTGCCGCCGACTACCGCAAAGGTATCGCGTCGGAAGTCGGCGACATTATGCAGGCAGGTGTGCCAATGCCTGTGCGCGCCACTAGCCGTTTGATGGAGGCTAAACTTCCCGGCGGCGGTCGCGCAGGCGCGGTGTTAGAAGGCCGCTACGGCGAATATATGAAGAATAAAATTCTCAACGAATTGGCGCCGATGCTGGCGTCGCCGCAAAACGCTATGGCTGGTTTAGGTGTGCAACCGACATCGGAAGTTCTGTCTAACTATTTGCAAGGGTTGTCGCCTGCCGCGCGCAACACGTTTGCACGTTCATTGCTTTCAGGTGCTATGTACGGCACGCAACCCAACTATTAACGCAGGGGCTAGAAGTGAACACCATCGACCAGACCGAAGCACGTCTCAACACCCATGAGGAGGTTTGCGCCCTGCGTTACGAAAGTATCTGCGCTCGTTTAAAGCGTCTTGAAGGCGTCGGCGTCACTGTCGCTGGCGCCATCATCGTGCTTCTCGTCAACATTGTAATAAAGATGAACGGATAATGGCTGTCTCTGACGAAGAGTTTATCGCCGCTTGGGAGGCCGGGCGGCGCAGTCCGTCAATAGTTGCCCAAATCCTCAACATTAACCCGCGCAACGTCCACAAACGTCGCAATGCGCTCGCCAAAAAAGGCGTCGTACTAAGCACGGTTGATTACGCCAACCGCCGGGACAACCACGGCTGGCGTGACGTAGGCCGCGCGTATAAGCGCCAGAACGACTACAGCATCGACACGGGCTGCATCATCGTGTTCTCGGACGCGCACTGGTGGCCTGACCAACCCAAGTCGGCGTCGCATGAGGCGCTGCTGACGCTCATTAAAGAACTGAAGCCGCAGGCTGTCATCGCTAACGGCGACGTGTTCGACGGTGCGCGGGTGTCGCGTCACGCGCCGCTCGGCTGGGTCGATCTGCCGACTGTCAAGCAGGAACTCGACATCTGCGACGAATACCTGCACGAAATTCAGATGGCGTCAAAGACCAAGGCTTGCTCGTTTTTCTGGAACGTCGGCAACCACGATCAACGCTTTGACCGTATGCTGGTGCAGAACGCTGCCGAATATGAAGGCGTCGTGTCGCGTCTGGAAGACCGCTTCTCGACGTGGAACTTTGCGTGGAGCCTGAACGTCAACGATCACACGATGGTCAAGCACCGCTACCATAACGGCATTCACGCAGGCTATAATAACACCCTGAAGTCAGGCCGCAGCATCGTCACGGGGCACCTGCACCGCCTGCTGGTGACGCCGTGGGGCGACTATAACGGTCGGCGCTACGGCGTGGACACCGGGACGTTGAGCGATCCGCTGGCACCGCAGTTTGAGTATGGCGAAAACAACCCGACGCCGCATTGCTCTGGTTTTGCCGTGCTGTCCTTCAAGGACGGAATGTTGTTGCCGCCCGAACTTTGCGAAGTTATAAACGGCGACGCTTATTTTAGAGGGCAGCAAATCTAATGGCAAAGCTAGGCCCCGTCAAATACCTGACCATTCACTGCGCCGCGACGCCAGAAGGTCGTCATGTGACGGCTGAACAGATCACGGAATGGGACAAGGCCAAGTTCGGTCAGACCAGCTACCATTGGGTTGTTGAGTTGGACGGCGTGATGCGTCGCACACTGCGCGACGACCAGAAGGGCGCGCACGTCGGCGGCCACAACACAGGTAATATCGGCATCTGCTATGTCGGCGGCGTCGATAAGAAGCTGAACCCGAAGGACACGCGCACCGAAGCGCAAAAGAAATCGCTCCTGACGCTCATTCGGACGTACAAGGAACGATACCCCGGCATCATCATTCGCGGTCACCGCGACTGGCCGGGCGTCAGGAAAGCCTGCCCGTCGTTTGACGCGACGGCGTGGCTTAAAGAAACAGGAGATTTGAAATGAAATTCCTCAAAGGCAAGAAGACCTACCTGACCGCTGCCGTCACTGGTGGCGTGGCAGCGGCGCAGGTTCTGGGTGTCGAAGTGCCACCCTACGTTCTCACGCTACTTGGTGCGTTTGGTCTTTACGGTATCCGCGCCGCTTTGCCGCGCGTCTAACCAACGCTGCCCATACCATAGGGCCTTTTCCATTTCTTGAGCCGCTTCGTCCTTATGGCCGAGGCGGCTCAAGTATTTTAGCATATTGCCACGGCAATACCCCGCGAATTCTTCTGGCGTCAGCTTTGATTGGATGTAGTCAATGGCTTCGATGCCGCCCTTCTTATAGTGGTCGGGGTTGATTGCGTCGCTCATTTTGTCACCGTCTTAATCTTAGCCATAATTTCCGCGCGCTCACGGGCGGCGCGAACCGTCGTGTAGCGTTGGTGCAGCCGCCGCGCAAAGGCGACGCGCTTATGCTCGACGATCTCTTCGTGCAGGCGTTCTTCGATCTCATCTTCGGTCATGCTGGTCAAATCCGCGCACAACTCATGCCATCTAATTTTAGCCATTTTTTAACTCCTCAATTGCGGTTTCGGACACCGTGCGTTTGCTGTGCAACGCTGCCCAGATACGTTCGTCAATCGTCTTTTCCGTCATCATGACGTAGACCCAAACGTCGTGCGTCTGACCGCTGCGGTGCAGGCGTCCGACTGTCTGTTCGTAAAGTTCAAGCGACCACGGCAGCGACAAGAACACCATGTGGCATCCGCCGTGCTGTAGGTTCAGCCCGTGCCCTGCGGACTTGGGATGGACCAGCAGCAACTCGACTTCGCCCTTGTTCCAGCGTTCGATCACGTTGGCGTCGTCAATCGTCTGCGCGTGCGGAAAACGGCGCTTCAACTCGGACAGTTCTTCCTGATAGTTGTAGACGATGATCGTGTTCGCCCGCTGGTTCTCGTCTATCAGTTCTTCCAGCCGATCAAACTTATGGCCGCTGAACCAGATGCTGTCCGTCGCGCCTTCGCGGTTGTAGACGAAGCCCGACGCCATCTGTTGCAGTTTGGTCGTCACCGACGCGGCGTTCTGCGCAATGACGCGTTCGTCGCCAAAGCGCACGACATACTCGGCCTTCATCTTTTCGTAGGGCTTGCGGTCTGCAAGGCTGACCCGCAGTTCGACCGCGTGGCAGGGCGGCAGCTTGTCCTTATATTCGCCCGGCTCAAGGACGTAGGTTGCAGGACGAATGCGCTGCATGACCTGTTCCAGCGCCAACGGCGCAGGCGTCCACTGCCCAAAGTCGCGGTTGATGCAGATGAAATACTGTTGCAAAAATGCACCTTTGGACCGGCCCAGCAATCCTTGGTCAATGATCTTGCACTGGCCGAACACATCTTCAAGGCCGTTGGACGTGAACGATCCGGTCAGGCCCCAGCGGATGTTCGTCTTGGTGATGACTTTCTCCAGCGCCTTAAAGCGTTTGCCGGACGGGTTCTTGAGCCGCGTCAGTTCGTCAAACACGATGCCGTCAAAGCGGTCGCAGTTATGCGCGACAGTCGGCAGGTTATCGTAGTTCGTCACGACAACTTCGGCGTCGCTGTCAAACGCTGCTTGACGCTGGCGCGGCGTGCCGACGGCCACGGCGACCTTCAGGCTTGGCGCCCACTTCGGCGCTTCCACAGGCCACACGTCCGTACAGACGCGCTTGGGGGCCAGCACGATCCAACGCCGGGCATGACCGTCGCGCACCATCTCAGCCATCGCCGTCAGCGTGATGGCAGTCTTGCCAGCGCCGACGGGGGCCAAGATCATCGCGCGGTCACGCTCGTATAGGAACGTCGCCGCTTCTTGTTGATATGGCCTTAGCTGAAGCGGCTGCACCATAAATCCACATCCTGTTTAGACCAAAGGCAGGCGTAGTGCTGCTTGGTGTGCGCCATCTCTTCGGCAAATATCTCTTGCAACGCGGACAGTCGCCCGCCTTCCTTTTTCAGCTCCACGAACCACGCCTCGCCATTCGGCATACAGGCAATGCGGTCAGCCACGCCGCGCTGGGTCACGCTGCGGAACTTATACGCATAGCCGCCCATCGCCTTGACGCGCTTGACGAAATAAGTCTCAATTTCTTTCTCAGTCATATCGTCGGGCTACATCAAAATTTTTTAACGATCAACCCTTGATTAGCATTTTTTATTGTGTATGGTCGGCCTTCCAAACAATTCAGTGAGGTAAACGATATGGCTGCACATAGCCGCATTGTCGGCGGATCAACCGCCAAGCGCGTCATCGCCTGCCCCGGCAGCGTGGCGCTCGTAAATAAGATGCCACCCCAGCCGTCCAGCAAGTATGCCGATGAAGGCACGCTGCTGCACGACGTGATCGCTAAAATTCTGGACAGCGATAACGCCAAGCCAGAAGATTATCTGGGTACGCAATACGAAGACGTGGTGCTGACCGAAGACCTGATCGAACGCAAGCTGCGTCCAGCACTAGCGCGGTTCGACGAACTGTGCGGAGAAGAGGGGATGGATTATGCGGTCGAAAGCGTTGTGGACTTTGGCGATTTTCTGCCTGACGTTTTTGGCTCTGCTGACGTTCTTGGTCGTATCGGTAGCCGCGCTTACGTTATTGACTGGAAGTTTGGCGACGGCGTTCCTGTTGAAGCTAAAGAAAATTATCAGCTAATGTTTTACGCAGCGGCTGCCATGCGCACCAAGCCGATCCAATGGGTGTTCAAGGATTGTGCCGACGTTGAGATGGTCATCATCCAGCCGCCCGGCATTAAGCGTTGGGTCACGTCGGTCGAGCGCATCAAGCAGTTCGAAAGCCAGTTGTTCGCAGCGGTCAACGTGGCCCTCAAGCCCGACGCACCGCTGGCGGCAGGCGACCATTGTCGCTGGTGCGCAGCCAAGCCTGTCTGCCCTGTGATGACTGGCGCTGTTGATCGCATTCGCAAGGAAGCGCTCGACATCATGCCTGTCGATCAGATCGCGCACTATCTTGACCAAGTTCCGATGCTGGAAAACTTCATCAAGGAATTGCAGCAGTTGGCGCACGGCCTGATCGAAGAAGGCAAAGCCATTCCGGGCTGGAAGTTGGTCAATAAGCGCGCTACACGTCAATGGAATAAGCCCGACATGGAAGTCGCGCAGCACCTGATCGAATTGGGTGTGTCGCCCGACGAGACGATGACGGAACCCAAGATTATTTCGCCCGCAGCGGCTGAGAAGCTGCTCAAGAAGGCGAAGAAGGACTTGCCCAGTGACCTTGTGGTCGCTGTGTCAAGCGGCAGCACCTTGGCCCCGGAAGATGATCCGCGCCAAAGTGTTGTCCCCATCAGCCAGACGCTTAAAAAAGCTATGGCTAAAATCCAGTAAGAAGAAAGGTTACTATAATGTCTAATGAAATCTCTAAGTTCGCCGGCGCTGGTTTGCCGTCGGTTCAGTCGCTGTCCTCGGCTCTGCGTAAGATCGAAGCCGATGTCGGCCCCACAGGCATGGTCATCATTAAGATGGACAAGGCCGGGCATTGGGTCTTCGGCGCTGACCAGACCGAAGTCGAGGATGGCAGCCTGTGGGCAGTCAATCCCTTCTCGTTCGTTCACGGCTATATCGCTTGGGGCGACGGCGTGGTTCTCGCTGAGAAGATGGCGCCGGTTTCTGAACCGCTGCCGGAAACTGGCCCGGCCCCCGAAGGCGCAAAGCGCGGCTGGGAAATGCAGATCGGTATGTCGCTGGCCTGCACGAACGGCGAAGACGAAGGGATGCAAGCCCGCTACACGGTGACTTCGGTCGGCGGTAAGCGTGCCGTGCAGGGTCTGGCTTTGGCTATTGCCGATCAGGCCGACAAGAACCCTGACAAGCCCGTGCCGCTGGTCGAACTGAAGAAGGAACACTATCAGCACAAGTCCTACGGGCGCATCTATACGCCGGTCTTCAATATTGTTGACTGGAAGCCGTTGGACGCTAATGATGCTTCCCCTGCTGACGCAGATGATGCTGACGAGCAGAACGACGACGTGGTGGAACAGGCAGCACCCGTTCGTCGCCGTCGCGTCGCAGGCTAAACGGGGGTGGTGAAAGCCGGGTGGTGGTTGTCGCTAAGCGCCACCCGGCAAGTAGCCGGATGAAGTGAGGCATCCGTGACAATTCTTTGGATTGACTTTGAGACGCGAAGCCGCTGCGACCTACGCAGCAAGGGCGTCTACAACTACGCACAGGACATCAGCACCGAAGTGCTGTGTATGTCCTACGCATTCGACGACGAGGAAGTTAGGACGTGGTTGCCGTCGCAGCCTTTCCCTAGCGCCGTCCGCAATCATACAGGCCAGATCAGAGCGCACAACGCCGCCTTTGAGCGGTTGATGTTCTGGTATGTCCTGCAAATCCCGTTCAAGCTGGAGCAGTTCTATTGCACCGCAGCGCAAGCCCGTGCCAATTGCGCGCCGGGTAGCCTTGAGGACGTGGGGCGCTTCGCTGGCACGACGATGAAAAAAGACCATCGCGGCGCGCAGCTAATTAGGCTATTGTCCATCCCGCAGTCAGACGGCACGTTCCGCGAAGACGCAGACTTGATGGCCGAGATGATCCGTTATTGCGAGACAGACGTTCTTGCCATGCGGGAGATCAGCAAGGCCCAACGGGGGTTGTCGCTAGATGAACTGCACGACTATCACGTTAATGAGCGCATCAATGATCGCGGTGTCTTGCTTGACAAACCTTTGGCTTTGGCGGCGGTGCGCTATGCTGAAGCGGAGTCAATCGAAATACAAGAGATTGTGCGTGAGGTTACTGGTGGCGAAATTACGTCCGTCCGCAGCCCGAAGATGCGGTCGTGGGTTCTCTCGCGCGTCGGTCCCGAAGCCCTGAAGCTGGCGACAGTCCACAAGGACGGCGAAGCCAAGCTATCCATTGACAAGAACGTGCGCGCCAACTTGCTGGCACTTGCAGAGGAGAACCCCGATGAAGTCCCGTCAGAAGTTGCGGAAGTCATCCAGTGCGCGGACGATCTGTGGGCATCGTCCGTGGCTAAGTTTTCGCGGGCCGCTAACTTGGCAGATGAGGAAGATAGCCGAGTTAGAGGAGCGTTTGTATTTGCTGGAGGCAGCGCAACTGGCCGTGCTTCGTCATTTGGGCTTCAAGTCCACAACTTCCCCCGTCGTTGCGCCGAGGACCCTTCACTAGTCCGTCAGGCTATGGTGCGCGGTCACAAGATCGTGCCGCAATATGGCCGCCGCGTAACGGACGTGCTGAAGGGTATGCTGCGTCCGTCGCTGACGGCAGCGCCCGGCAAGCATCTGGTCGTCGCTGATTGGGCCGCTATCGAAGCCCGCGTGACGCCGTGGGCGTCCAACACCAACAGCGGCGCGGCCAAGCTGGACATCTTCGCTAAGGGCGAGGATGTCTACAAGCACAACGCGGCTGCGACGTTCCGCGTCGCCTACGATCAGGTTGACAAGGACCAACGCCAGATCGGCAAGGTGCAGGAATTGGCCTGCGTAGCTGAAGATACGTTAGTATTTACATCTAACGGGCTTAAAGCTATTGTGGATGTTCAATTAACCGATCTTTTATGGGATGGATCACAGTGGGTAAATCATCAAGGGGTGGTAGCAAGAGGTGTGAAGCCGGTTGTCAATGTGGAAGGCATCGCGGCGACAAAGGACCATTTGTTCCTAGTCGGCAATTCGTGGATGCAGGCGCAGCAACTCAGTTCAAACGAAAAATTGCGCCGCCGAGCGTTGGAGACCGGTTCGGAGAGCTTACAGTTGTTGGGTTTGAGTATGGCGCGGCAGGCGGTATCCGATACGCTTTGGCGCAATGCTCTTGCGGGGCTAAACCCAACCGCGTTGCGCTCTACAACTTACGGCGCGGCGCGTCTACGCGTTGCCCATCATGCGCGCGGAAACAATCTGGTTTTTGGCGAAAAGACTATTTTAAATACGCAGACGCTTGCCCTGACGATGCCCACAGGCGGCGCCTGCTCAATCGTCTGTCGGCCTGCAAAAACAGATGCCATAACCCAAAAGATCGCGCGTATAAAAGCTATGGTGGGCGCGGTATTCATGTTTACAAACCTTGGCTCACAGACAAAGCCGCGTTTTTACGGTATGTCCTTTCTCTCAATGGGTGGGATCAACCGCACTTGGAGTTGGATCGTATCGACGTTAACAAAGGTTACGAACCGGGTAATCTACGGTTCATTACCAGACGCGAAAATTGTAACAACAAACGATCCCTTGCCGAGTTGCAACAGCGCGTCATTGAACTTGAGGCACGTCTACGATATTGCACATGCGGGGCCTAACAATCGTTTTATGGTGATGTCGGGCGAAGGCCCAATGATAATCCACAACTGCGGCTTTGCGGGCGGCGTGGGTGCGTTTGCGGCGATGGGTCGCATCTACAACATCATCCTGCCCGAAAGCGAAGCCCGCAAGATGGTTGACGCATGGCGCAGGGCTAATTCGTGGTCGGTTCCCTATTGGTCGAAGCTGGAGCAATCCTATTTGGCCGCTATGCGTAATCCGGGGCAGGAGTTTTCCGCCGGGCGCGTGACATATTTATTTGACAAACAGCATCTTTGGTATGCCCTCCCTAGCGGACGTGTGCTATGTTACCCGTTCGCCCGCTTCGATGAAGAGGGCAATGTCACCTACGCAAAGGCGTCGTGGAAGCCCGCAGCCGATGCGAAGGAATGGCCGCGCGCTCGTCTGTGGCGTGGTCTGGCCTGCGAAAATATCACGCAAGCGGTGGCGAACGATCTGTTGCGCCATTCGCTGGCGCGGCTTGACGATATGGGGCTTGATGTAGTATTAACAGTTCACGATGAAATTGTTCTTGAGGTATCAAAAGATCAGTCGGATTGGGCCGCAGAACAACTCGTAAAAGTTATGTGTGATGCGCCTGTGTGGTGCGGTGGTCTTCCGCTTAATGCAGAAGTCGCGGTTATGGAAAGATATGGGAAGTGATTTGGCAAACCATACCGAATTGGGACAGATACGAAATTAGCTACACGGGGCGTATTCGTTCGCGCGACATGAAAGTCGGTGCTAGAAACGGGGCTGTTGCTATGCGTAAAGGCCGCGAACTTGCATTGGTGCGAAAAACAAATGGTTATTGGGCTGTAACGTTGACTGCGGGTAAAAAACGCAGACAAGAATGCGTTCATAGATTAGTCGCATTAGTATTTCACGGCCCACCGCCGCATCCGAATGCGCACGTTTTGCATAGTGACGGCGACAAAAACAATAATGCGGCAAATAACCTTCGTTGGGGGACTCCTGCCGATAACCATGCAGATACTGAGCGGCATGGGCGGCGCTTAAAAGGTGAACGACACCCCCACGCAAAATTAACTGAGGCTGCTGTGCGAGATATTCGCAGTTCGGATATAGATTCGTCTGCGCTAGCAACGCAATATAATGTGACGCGAGAACATATTTGGGCCGTGCGGCGCGGGCGCGTTTGGCATCATGTCAACTAAGGAGATTAAAGCGGTGAGTGAGGATCGCACTAAATTTATCGAGTTTATCACAGGGCTTGTCGATACCAACGGCGAGACGGCCTTGCTGCTGAAGCAGAAGCCGACGCTGGTCAACGGCGAGATCGTCTACCACGGCGATGGAGCGCCCAAGGCGACGTTCCCTGCGTTCATGCCTGCCAAGGCCCGCATCAAGGACGATGAGGCTTGGTATATCAACACCGGGTCTTTCATCATCGACCGCTTCAAGGACGGCAAGCCCAGCGCCCGCGCTGAGAATACCGAATATGTCCTGTTTATGATGCTGGACGACATCGGCACGAAATCCAAGACGCCGCCGCTAGACCCGACATGGGTTATGGAAACGTCCGAAGGGTCGTTCCAATGGGGCTACGTCTTTTCGGAACAGCCAACCAAGCATGAGTTCACGGCAGCAGTCAAGGCCATTGCTGACGCAGGCTATACCGATCCGGGCGCGACCAATGCCGTGCGCAATTGCCGCATCCCCGGCAGCGTCAACTTGAAGCAGGGCCGCGATCTGTTCGCCACGCGGCTGGTCGAGTTTCACCCAGAGCGCGAATATACGCTGGCGCAGATTTGCGAGGCGCTGGATGTTACGCCCGCCGAAGCCGATACAGCGGACTATAAGTCACTGACAATCCGCGACACGGGCGGCGATACGGTCCTGCAATGGCTGTCCGATCACAGTCTGGTGTTGTCAAATGTCAACAACGAAGGCTGGTGCGGCATCATCTGCCCCAATTACGAAGCGCACACGGACGGCGTGCCAGAGGCTCGCTACAAGCCGCTGGATCGGTCGTTCTGCTGCTATCACGGCCACTGCCAAGACATTGACAGTCGCGCGTTTCTTAACTGGGTCGCAGAGAATGACGGCCCCAAGGTCATGCCGGGCTTGCGCGATGAATTGATCGCAGAGCGTATGCGCCAGATGTCGGACAAAATCATGCCGACCGAAGACTATCCCGACGAAGCGGCAGCGGTCGTCAAGGAAGTAGAACGCAAGGAAGCTGGACGGCTGGAAAAAAACGAATGGTTTAGCCGCTACGCCTACGTTCAATCGGACGATAGCTATTTCGACATGGTGCTGCGGCGTGAAATCCCGCGCCATGTGTTCAACGCGCTTTATCGTCACATTGACTGCAAGACGATGCACGGCACAAAGAAGAACCGCATCCAAGCGTCGATCTATTTTGATGAAAGGCGGCAGGAATATGGCGCGCCTGCGGTGTCGGGCATCACTTTCGCGCCGGGCGAAAGCGTCCTTGTGGCGCGTGACGGGCTTGTTTACGCAAACCGCTGGGTCAACCACCGGCCTGATATGTCCGCCAGCGATACGATTGGCGACAGCGACGTTCAGCGTTGGGTTGACCATTGCCGCAATCTTGTGCCGGAAGAAAAAGAACTGGACCACATCTTCAATGTGATGGCCTACAAGGTTCAACACCCGAATGTGAAGATCAATCACGCGATCCTGCACGGCGGTGACGAGGGCTGCGGCAAGGACACCATGTGGGCCCCGCTCATGTGGGCTATTGGCGGTCCTCACCAATATAACCGCTCGATCATGGAGACGAAGGGGCTGGAAAGCCAATGGGGTTATGCCCTTGAGGCTGAATTGGTCGTTCTGAACGAATTGAAAGAGCCAGAGGCGCGGGAGCGTCGGGCCCTAGCGAACAAGTTGAAGCCGATCATCGCAGCGCCACCGGAAACGCTCGTCATTAACCGCAAGGGCTTGCATCCGTATGAGATGCTGAACCGCCTTCTGGTGCTGGCGTTTACGAATGATCCCGTGCCGATCTCCATCCCGACGCAGGATCGTCGCTGGATGTGCGTTTGGAGCCACGCGCCGCGCATGGATGCTGCCGAAAGCGCAAGCCTGTGGGCTTGGTATAAGTCCGGTGGCTTTGAGAAGATCGCCGCTTGGCTGCACCAGCGTGACGTTGCTGCGTTCAATCCAGCAGCGGCCCCGCCTGTGACTGAATGGAAGATCAACATGGTTGAGCATGGTATGTCCATGTCCGAAAGCCACATGGTCGAGATGATGCAAAAGCGCATGGGTCCGTTTGCGAAGGGCGTTGTCGGCGGTCCGTTTCATCGCGTCTGCGATGCGGTCGCAATGGCGATGAACACATCTGCCGCTAAGGTTCCGCAAGCGGCTCTGCTTCATGCGTTCAAGGAAGCTGGATGGGTTGACGTTGGGCGTCTGCACTGCCGTGAATACCCAACCAAGCGTCACATCTTTGCAGAGCGCAGCGTAAGCCAGCGGTATAGCAAGTCCGAATTGCGCCGTATGGTTGAAGACGATGAGGGGCTTGCATCTTCTGGGCAAAAGGTGGTAAGCATCCGCTGACTGACGTTTGCTCCACTGCGTTTGTCATGCAATCAGCCCCCGGCGGTCCTCACTCCGCCGGGGGCTTTATTTTTACCCAAGATATTTGCGCTTCTCTTCTGGCGAACAGAATTGTTCAATCAGCGCCCGCTTGTCGTCGTCCGGCATGGGGCCGTATAGCTTGCCCGTGGCGACAATGGCTTTTAGCATATTGTCAGAGGCTCGACGCATCTGCGTTGCAAAGGCGTTATCTTGCGTGGTCTTATAGATCGCATCTTCGCGTAGCAACTTGGAATTAGGCGGCACGCGGTTCGTATTTCGTTTTGTCATCGTCATTTTATTTTCCTTTATGCTCTGCGCCAGCGTCATAGCCAAGAATGTAACCCACCAGCGTCCACAAGGCGCAGGTGATGATGCCAGCGATGATGTTAGCCATTGTCCGCCTCCCTCTTTAACCGCAGGATGGTGGTGGCCTCCATTATGTCAGGCCAGCATGAACGGCAGACATCGACCACTGTGCTGTCATGCTTCAGCGTTACGTCCGTCTGGATGATCTGCGGAATGCACTGCGCGGGGACGCGCTGCTCCAAGCGGCGCACCTCTTCTCCGCACAAGTCGCAGGAATATACTTGCGTCAGGTGAACGGTCATTTGCCCTTCTCCTTGATCTCAAGTCCACGCTTGGCGAGTGCGGCGTGATATGCTTTTGCGGTTTCAACAGCCAACTCGCCGTCAACCATCTCCACTTCTTTAACCACCTCCACCAGCGGGTCAGGCTTGGCGATGATGAAGCGGCTAAGTTCTTGGATGGCTACTTCTTCTTCGCCATTGTCGATAATCGCAATCGCGTCCGTCACGGCATCGCTTACCTCTTGGCGGAATGCTTCGTGGCGTTCGATGGCGCGGAGCAGTGCGGCAGATACGCAACCTTGGGGAACATGATCCCAATCTTTGTAATAAGGTTCGCGGAACGTTGCATTCACCAGTTCCAGCGCCTTTTGTTCAATGTTAGTCATTGTTGCGTTTCCTTTTCTTGCTCTTCGCCAGCGTCCCCAACATATTCAGGACAGTCGAGGGGTGTCGGTTGAGATACTTGGCGATCTGAACGCTATCCAGCCCAATGTCGGCCAGCGCATGGGCGGCAGCTTGCCGGGCCATGAATGATACCCGGTCGCGGGCTGTCCCAGTCAGTCGTTCAAGGCTGACATAGTGCGCGTGGCTAATGCGTTGCAGGATTGCGTTTGCTTGTTCTTTGCGTGTCATTCGATCTCTTCCAGAAAATATTGAAGGTCAGTCGGCATTGCGCCGTTGTCGTCTAGCCGTCCCTGAGACGGCAGGAAGCGTTTTAGATAGCTGGCGGGTATCTTGTTCCCGCCATACCAAGGAACGGCCTGTGCGTCCGTCTGAGGGGCGTTTTCAGACATAATAGTCGCCCTCTTCTATTATGTTGGCTTCTTCTTCCATGATGGATGCGACCAACGTCCATTTGTCGTCATAGTGATCCGACATTCGCTCAAATTCCACGGCGTTGAAACGTAGCCGTTCAATGATGCGTTTGCGTTCATAGGCACGGCCTTCCGAGAAGGCTTCCGCCCGTTCGGACCCAGTTTGACCAATGCCGCAATCGCACCATGCGCGAATGTCGCCTGTGCGCACGATAGCGCACGATGGATCGTGGGCTTGCGGCATTAGATCAGCCCTCGCGCTTCACAAGCCCGGCGCAAATGGACGGGCGAGAAGCCCCATACGCCCGCTGCAACGCCGTAATCGCGGCATAGGCGGCTTAGGTCGGCCTCAATGTCCTTTAGCGTCTTCTTGGCGCTGTCATGGCGCTGCAAGGCGTCCACGGCTTCGCGCAGGATCGCCAATTCGTCAGGCTTGGTTTGGGTAAGTGTTGCGGTCATGGGTTAATCCTCCAGAAATAGGGTTATGATGGTTAGAACGACCAAGGCTAGGATTGCTGGCATGGGTTAAAACTTTGCCGCAAAGCGCAATTGGTCGATTTCGGATTGCAATTCGCTGATTGCTTTTTCCAGCCCGGCAACGTCGCGGGCCAAAGCCTTATTGTCTTGCAGCAAGTCGTCTATTGTATCGGACGTGTCCTGATACTCGCTTAGGCGTTCACCTAGGGCGATTGCCAATTCATCCGCGCTGTCTTTAGCGGCTTCGATTAGCGTCTTAGTGGCGCAAGCGCGCCAATAGGTGCGGTCGTGTGTCATTTTATTGTCCTTTCGCTTTGGCGATTGCGGCGCGGGCTTGCTGTTTTGCTTCTGCTTGACGCAAAGGCCAATCGCCGCGCTGGCTTTCAAGCAGTTCTTCAAGCGCAGCCAGCAGATCAGGCGCAGCGGCGACTAGGTCGAACTCGCGGTCTAATTGTTCAGCGTCGATGCTAAGCGAATAACCGCCTTGCTTTAAGAATTCATGGATCAGGCGTTGGGTATTGTAAGTCATGGCTCAAGCGTCCTCTTCGGCTGTGCGGTAATCTTCGATCATGTGCGTGGCGATCTCGTGCCAATTCACGTCAGATAGGAAGGCCAGCGCATAGTCGCGCGCAAAGCCCTCGCGTGCGCTTTCGCAGATCAATTCTTCGGCGGTGTCGCGCAAGACATAGCCAAGGTCGATTGCGTCTAGGCTATTATCGCTGGCATAGTCCGCGCCGTCGAACATTTCGAGATTGACGCGCCATGTGGCATAATTGGTCCAGCCATTATATTTAGTGTCTTGTGTCATTGTCATTTGCTCCTGTTGGTTAGTTGGTCAGTTGGGCCGAACCCAACCGCCCGCGATTGCATATCGCTCTAGGTCGGCCAAAGCTTCTGTTTTGGTGCGATAGATAGGCCCTACTTGCGCATTGCGATTGTCCGTTGTGTCCACATATTGCCAATGGTTCGACGCGAAGCGCCCTAATGCTAGCGGTTCAATGCGTGTTTGCGTGTATGTAATTGTCATTGTCATTTGCTCCATTTCGTTTCAGGCACTAGCGCCATGATAACGGTGCGCCTAACAAGCGCACCGTTATCGGGCGTTAGGCTGCGCTGCGCAGTCGTTTCATTTCGTCCAGCCAAGCGATGTCGGCGGCAATCTTTGCGGCTGCCAAATCGTCCAGCTTAGGTGTTGCTGTTGATTTGGTGTAATCGTATCGCGCATCGGCAGCGCCTTTGCCATAAACAGCGACCAATTCAGCGTGAAACGCTTTGTCGGCTTCAACGGCTGCGATGTATAGTGGGTGTTGGATCATCTTATTGTCCCCTTCACTTAGCGTTGCGGATTGCGTCGATCACACCATAAGCGCCGATCAGAAGCCCAGCTGCGAGTAGCGTTTGCATGGCGATATAAAGCATTGTCATTTGCTCCTTTGGTTATGCGTCGAGTGATCGGCGGATCGAGGCGCGCACGCTGTCGCTGTCGATCAATTCAAGCCCCATGCGCGTTTGCATGGATATCAACCAATCGCCATAGATTTGGATGCCAGCGTCATCGGATGCCACAAGCGCCTCACGATAGATTGCATAGGCGTGCGCTAGTTCGGCGGCGTCTGTTTTCAGGATAGTGTCGTTTGTCATGTCGTTTGCTCCTTTGGTTATGAGTTAATTATGCCGCGCGAATGTCGGCGGCATAATCGTCCATTGTGCGCCAATGGCGTTCAAGCGCCACGCGATATTGGCCGGGCGTTTGACGGCGCAATTCAATGACGTGGCGTTCGGTGGGCGTAGTTTCGACAACCCAATGCGCACCGGCGTTGTAGTTGTCATAAAGCCACGCCTCGATTGCTTTCACTTCGGCCAGCTCGTCCGGCGTTGCGTCCGGTGCTTCGGTGACGACCCATGTCTTGGCGTCCTCGCGCCAAAACGCGGCATCGTCGGCGCTGTCGGTCACTTCGACAATATCGTCGGGAAAGCTGGCGCTGGTCACTACGTAGATAGTCATGTCGTTTGCTCCTGTTTGTTGAGTCCTCGTTATCCACTTTTACTGTCTGGCGATATTGTATAAATCCGACACGATAGCGAATAAATTTAGGGCAAAATTTGTGGGTCATCCTGTTGCGCCAAATGACCCACAAATCGCGGCGATTTAATCTTATTTGTTACGCTATTAACATCGGTGTTAATAAGGGGCTAAATTTGTGGGTCTTGTGGGTTTTTTGTGGGTCAAAAAACGTGGTGCCATGACCCACGCTAAGACCCGCAGAAAAGCTAAGGGAATTTAGCTTTGTGGGTCATTTGGGTCATTGTCTGCATATTAACAGTAAAACTAAAATTATTGAGAATGGTTCGCAATAAGGTTTGAGTTTATGAGACTTATATGTTGATGCCCAAATGACCCACAACGCCCACAAGCCCCTTCGACCCCACGCAAAACGCCCCACGCAAATTGTAAAAATGCGACTTGCCCCTAAAAGCCATTTTAAAGCCCTTACAGCACAATTTGCTAAATTGGCTGGTCTACTACCTAGAAATTAATCTTCCCGATTTGTTTATGGTTTGTTCTATTTGTGAGAACAAACATGATAGCGCGGCCCCGACTTGGATCGCGTGGCCACATTGCCCACAACGCCCACAACATTTGTGTCGCGCAATTAGACCGCCAGACTAGAATGTGTTTTTAGACTGTTGGTCTAGTCCTGACAGGGAAAGGCCAACCCAAATTAGACTGACAGTCTAGACTCAGCTCCCAGCAAAATTCTGAGGGGAGGGGGTGGGGCCGACGGTTTGGGTGATCGAAAGCGGTAGGTCCGCAAACAATTTTTTGTAGCCTGCATTTTTGCTATGAAATTTTTTAAAATTTATTTTTTGCAAAACGCAACACACCCCTAAATTTTTTGCTGCACTTGCCAAGACGGCCTTCTGCAATTATTATGCGGCACATGACATTCTATTCCCTGCCCTTCACCCCGGAGCGCCCACAGGCGACCGAGGCGCGGTTGGAAGCGATCTATGCCGCCGCCAAATACGGTCTTAAAGGCGACAGCTTGGCAATGGCCGCTGGCTTGACCCCAGCGCAGTATCGGCGCCTGCATGAGTTCGACCCGCTGGTGGAGATGGCCGAGATGAAGGGCCGCGCTGATGGTGAGTACGCCGCCGCCAAGACGCTGCACGACGCGGCAGCCGACGGCGACAGCAAGGCGGCCCTTGAGATACTGAAGCACCAGCACGGCTGGAAGGCCGCTCAGTCTGTAGAGATAACCGTAGAGGGCCAAATTTCTGTTCTTGCTGCCTTGGAAAAAGCGCAACAACGTGTTATAGAAGGCATCTATTCGGAAGTGGAGAGCGCGCCAACGCCCTCCAGCTTCCTGACCGACCAACAAGAGGAATTTGTTGATGGCTTCCAACTTGATAACGCAAGAACGCCTGAAAAGTCTACTGACTTATGACCCGGACACCGGCGAATTTCGCTGGCGTGTTACTTCCTCTAGTCGCCGTACTGCTGGAAGTTTGGCTGGTTGCAGAGATCATTACGGCTATGTCGTGATCCGAATCGACGGAAAACTATACAAAGCTCATAGGTTAGCTTGGCTGTATTGCTACGGGGTATGGCCGGCTAAAAATTTAGACCACATAAGTCAAACGCCTGACGATAACCGAATAGCTAATTTGCGCGAAGTTGACCAACACGAAAACAATCAAAACCGACGCACGCAGAAAAATTCATCTTCTGGCGTTACTGGTGTATCTCTGCATAAAGCTAGCCAACGCTGGCACGCACGCATACATACCCGCGATGGTTGTCGTAGCCTTGGCTACTATGCTACCAAGGAAGAAGCTGCTTTAGCGCGGCGCGCAGCCGAACAAACCTACTATTCGTTTAGGACCGAAAATGCAGACGCCAGTTTACAGCCCGCAAGATGAGACGGAACTTATGGCGCGGCTATGGTCGCCCGCTATAAAAGACGATCCTCTAGCATTTGTACTTCTTGTGTTTCCTTGGGGCGAACCCGGCACTCCACTAGAAAAACACACAGGCCCTCGTAAATGGCAAAAAGCTATTTTGGCGGATATTAGGGACCACATTAAGGAAAACAAAGGGAAGGTAGATTACGATACTTTTAGAGAAGCCGTTGCGTCAGGCCGTGGTATCGGTAAATCTGCGTTAGTTTCTTGGCTTGTCGTATGGATGATGTCTACCCGCATAGGGGGTTCTGTTATTGTATCGGCTAACTCGGAGGCGCAGTTAAGATCGGTTACTTGGGCAGAAATTACTAAGTGGTTGGCCATGTCGTTGAATAGCCATTGGTTTGAAGTGGCTGCTACTCGTATTATGCCCGCCAGATGGCTTACCGAAATTGTTGAGCGTGAACTGAAAAAAGGTACGCGATATTGGTCATGTGAAGGACGACTGTGGTCTGAAGAAAATCCAGACGCCTACGCGGGGTTACACAATGAAGACGGCGTGATGCTGGTATTCGACGAAGCCAGCGGTATTCCAGACAGTATCTGGTCGGTCGCAAACGGGTTCTTCACCGAAAACACGCCGCATCGCTTTCATTTGGCCTTCTCCAACCCGCGTCGCAACACGGGGTATTTCTACGAAGCGTTCAACTCCAAGCGGGCATTCTGGCGCACGCGCAACATTGACGCCAGAGACGTGGAAGGTACAGACAAGAACCTGTACCAGCAGATCATCGACGAATATGGTCCTGACAGCTATCAGGCCAACGTCGAAGTGTACGGCAGCTTTCCGTCAGAAGGCGACGATCAGTTTATAGGCGTGCATCTGGTAGACGACGCTATGAAGCGGCCACGGCACAAAGACGAGACCGCACCCATCGCTATCGGCGTGGACCCGGCGCGCTTCGGGTCAGACGCTACTGTCATCGCCGTGCGGCAGGGCCGCGACCTCATCGAGATACGGCGCCTGCGCGGCGCGGACACCATGGAAGTCGTCGGGCACGTCATTGACGCCATCGAAGAGTTCAAGCCGACGATGACCGTCATCGACGAAGGCGGGCTAGGCGCAGGCATCGTGGATCGACTGAAAGAGCAGCGGTACAAGATCAGAGGCGTCAACTTCGGCAATAAGGCCCAGAAGCAGCTAATGTACGGCAACAAGCGGGCTGAGATGTGGGGCGCGATGCGAGAATGGCTCAAGGATGCCCACCTGCCCAACGATAGGTTCCTGAAAACGGACTTGATCGGGCCTCGCGTCAAGCCCGACAGCAAGGGGACTATCTTCTTGGAAAGCAAGAAGGATATGAAGGCCCGTGGACTGGCCTCGCCAGACGCTGCGGACGCTATCGCTGTGACTTTCGCATTTCCGCTGGCGTCACGCGAAGCACGAGTTGACAAGAAACGCCCCACAAGCTACTCTGTGGGCGGGGTTTCTAATAGCTGGATGGGAAGCTAAAATGCCTGCATATAAGGGTACGAAACAAATTCGTCCGGGTAAACTGCCGCCGACGCCTGCGCAAAGCAATGAAGCGCTGCAAGCGGCGCTCAAGGCCGTCGAAGAGAACAAACGCCTCGGCATCACCCGCACGACGGTCAATTTTCGGCCCACGCCGATGAAAAAAGGCACGAAATAATGCCTCTCGTAAAGTCAACTGGTAAAACGGCCTTCCGTAAGAATATTAAGGCCGAAATGGCGGCAGGCAAAAAACGTGACCAAGCGGTTGCCATCGCCTATAGCGTGAAACGCGAAGCCGCGAAGGGCAAAAAGAAGTAAAATGGCTGATCCTACAGGCATCAACGGGGCGGGTAAGGTCGCCAACATCGGCTCTAACCCAGCGAATGCGTCTGGCGACGACAATAAGATGGCGACCATGCGCCAGCGCCTGCAAATGGCGCAGGCAGCGTACTCTGACAGCCGCGAAGATGAACTGGATGACCTGCGTTTCATGGCAGGCAGCCCTGACAACCAGTGGCAATGGCCTGCCGACGTGCTGGCAACGCGCGGATCGGTGCAAGGGCAGACGATCAACGCGCGTCCGTGCCTCACGATCAACAAGCTACCGCAGCACGTCCGTCAGGTAACGAACGAACAGCGTCAAAATCGTCCGTCTGGTAAGGTCATCCCGGTCGATGACAACGCTGACGTTGAGGTTGCGGAGATTTTCAGCGGCATCGTGCGGCATATTGAGTATATGTCGGACGCCGACGTGGCCTACGACACCGCCTGCGACAACCAAGTGACCTACGGCGAAGGTTATATCCGCCTGCTGACGGAATATTGCAACGAAGAGACGTTCGATCAGGACATCAAGATCGGGCGCATCCGCAATGCGTTCAGCGTCTACATGGACCCCACCATCCAAGACCCCTGCGGCGCGGATGCTGAATGGTGCTTCATCTCGGAAGACATCCTCAAGACCGACTATGAGCGTATGTTCCCCGACGCGACGCCTATTTCGACGCTGTACAGCCAAGGCGTAGGCGATCAGGGCATCTCGTCATGGTTGCAGGAAGATACGATCCGCATTGCGGAGTATTTCTACAAGACCTATAGCCGTGAAACGCTGAACCTTTACCCCGACAATCAGACTGCGTTCGCTAATACGCCGCAGGACAAGCAGCTAAAGCGTATGTTCGGCGCACCGCTGCGTAGCCGTCAGGTTGACCGCACCAAGGTCATGTGGATGAAGACGAACGGCTTTGACGTGCTGGATGAGCGCGAATGGCCGGGCAAATGGATTCCCGTCGTGCGTGTCGTCGGCAACGAATGGGAAGTTGACGGCCAAATCTACATCTCTGGCCTTGTGCGTAACGCCAAGGACGCCCAGCGGATGTATAACTACTGGACAAGCCAAGAGGCTGAAATGCTGGCTCTGGCCCCCAAAGCACCGTTTATCGGCTATGGCGGCCAGTTTGAGGGCTACGAAACGCAGTGGAAGACTGCCAACACGACCAACTGGCCGTATCTGGAAGTCAATCCCGATGTGACGGATGGTGCCGGAAATGTGCTGCCTCTCCCTCAGCGCGCACCGCCTCCATTGCCCCAAACAGGTCTTATTCAGGCCAAAATGGGGGCTGCTGACGACATTAAGGGCACGACAGGGCAATATGACGCCTCGCTGGGTCAGCAGGGCAATGAGCGCTCGGCTAAGGCCATTGTGGCCCGTGAAAAGCAGGGTGATGTCGGCACCTACCACTATGTCGATAACTTGGCGCGCGCGATCCGGCACATCACGCGCCAGATCGTCGATCTGATCCCGAAGATTTACGATACGCAGCGCGTGGCCCGCATCATTGGGGTCGATGGCGAAGTGTCGATGGTCAAGTTCAACCCAGAACAGCAAGAGCCGGTCAAGGAAATTCGTGACCAAACCGGCGCGCTGATCGACAAGATTTATAACCCCGGCGTCGGCACTTACGACGTGATGGTTACGACTGGCCCCGGCTATATGACCAAGCGTCAGGAAGCCCTCGACGCCATGAGCCAGATTTTGCAGTCGAACCCGCAGCTTTGGACCGTTGCAGGCGATTTGTTCATCAAGAACATGGATTGGCCCGGCGCGCAGGAGATGGCAGATCGGTTCAAGAAGATTCTCGACCCGAAGGTCTTGGCTAAGGACGATCAATCGCCTGAAATGATGGCTGCACAGCAGCAGATCGAAGCGATGACGCAAGAACTGAACCGGATGTCGGACATCATTAAGCACGTCCAAGATAGCGTCGCACAGCGCGAAGTTGACGTTAAGGAGTTCAAGGCGCAAGTTGACGCATATGATGCTGAAACGAAGCGTATTTCCGCTGTCCAGAACAGCATGACGCCTGAACAAATTCAGGATATTGTCATGGGGACCATCGCAGCCGCGCTCGATACGGGCGATTTGATCGGTCAAGCCCCTGAAATGCGCGAAATGCCAGAAGCGGCAGAGATGCCCGAGATGAACGAACCCCAAGAAGCCCCGGAGATGCCCCAGCAGGCGGCTCCGGAGGCCCCAGAAGCCCCTGAAGGAATGATGCAATGAACGCCGCCGACTTTGTAGGAACGCTCTTCCTAGCCCGTGATGTCGCCCATTCCGTGCATTTGAACACACGTTCGTTTGCCAAGCATAGCGCGCTGAACACGTTCTACGACGAAGTTGTTGATTTGGCAGACAAATTTGCGGAAGCCTACCAAGGTAAATACGGACTGATCGGCCCTATCTCGCTAATGTCAGCCAAAAAGACCAATAATATTGTCGAGTTTTTGGAAGGTCAGGTAGATGATCTGACTGAAATGCGCTATAAGGTCGTCGATAAGGACTGCACCCCGCTTCAGAACATCATCGACGAGATCATGGGGCTGTATTACTCAACGCTGTACAAGCTGAAATTTTTGGCTTGACGCATAGGATTTTGAGATGACTGTTAGCCTTAAACACGCATTTACGTCTGCCAAGCCCGATGGGCCTGACGCCACGCAGGTTCAGCCGTCCAATTGGAATGCTGAACACACCTTGACTTGTGCCACGGCGACCATTTTGGGCCGCACGACGGCAGGCACGGGGGCTGTTGAAGAACTTACGGCTGGTACGGGCATCACGCTGTCTGGTGGCTCTGTGAGCGTCACTACGGGCACTTACGCCACACTGACAGGCACTGAAAACCTTTCGAATAAAACCCTGACCACAGGCAATACGATTGACGCCGGTACGACGATCAGCAGCACGGGCACGATCTCGGCTACGTCGCCCGGCTTTCGTGGTCTGCCGCAAAGCACCAAGACGACATCATACACGCTGGCGCTGACCGACGCAGGCACGCACGTTTCAACAACTGCCAACGTCGTCATCCCGGCAAACTCGTCAGTTGCGTTCCCTATCGGCACGGCCATTTCGGTCTACAACGATAGCGCGTCTACGATCTCCATTTCCATCACAACGGACACCATTCGTCTGGCAGGCACGACCACTACGGGCACGCGCACTTTGGCTACCTACGGCGTGGCTACGCTGCTTAAAGTCAAAGCGACCACATGGGTCGTCATGGGTAACGTCACCTAATGTCTGGCATTTTGATGACCTTTGTATCTTCGGGGGTCACGCCGGGGCCGCCCCTTGAGACGCATACGCTGACCACGGGGTCATTTGGCGCGTCGCCAAATCGCCTTCGCGGCTATCGTTTGTCTGTCATGGGGTCATTAAGCCCTACAGCTACGTCGCTGTCTGGCGCCACGCAAATGACAGGCATCTACTATGATGAAAGCGGCTCCACGTATAACCTTGTGTTTAACGCAGGCACAAATACGGGTTGGACGTACATGACCGTAGATTCGGTCACTGTCTTTACCCGCGCCGCCGCAACCTACGACCCCGCGCTATATACATGGACGTGGGGAACGTCTGATACGATTGCCAGCCAAATCTTTGGGGCGGCGGGGTCTGTCCACACAATTGTATTCTCATAACAAGGCTAGTTTTATGCCGCGTTTTGCGTTAAACATACGAAATTATTGGTGTAAGGATTAAACATGGAACTTCTTCGCCCTTGTAATGACGCAGGTTTTGCGACGCAAAGCGTTGCATATACCGGAACGGCAGGGTCTGTAACGGGTTGGAACGCAGGGCCGCAAGGTGTTCTGGTGTGGTCCACGACTGACGCATATATCCGCGTCGGCGAAGGCGCCACGGCTACGACTTCCGACACGCCGATCCCGGCCTACACGCCTGTGCCGATCTACGTCCCGCAGACGACTGGTGCTGTTTGGCGCGTCAGCGCGATCCAAGTCAGCAGCGGCGGTACTCTCTACGCAAAGCCGATTAACATCCGATGAGTTTTGGCATCCCCGTCCGTAACGGCCTTGCAATTGGCCTTTTGTCTTCGACAATGCTGTCGTCACGGGCTGGGATGTCGGCGGCCCTCATGCTGAATTTCTTGACGGGGTCACTTGATCCCCGCATCACATTCAGCCGTGGTTCGCAAGCCACGCTGACGGACAGCACGGGCAAAATCACCTACGCACCGAATAACCTGCTGACGAACAGCGAGAGTTTTGAGAATGCGGCTTGGGCAGTAGCTGACACTACTGTAACTTCCAATTTTTCTACCGCTCCTAATGGCAGCACCACCGCAGATCGCTTGACTGAAGCAGCAACGACTGCCGTCCACGCAATTTCGCAGACAGTAGCGACATTGGCAGCTACAAGCCATGTTTTTTCTGTCTATTTGAAAAAAGGCTCAGGTGCTACCGCGCCGGATTGGGTGCAGTTGACCTTCGGCGGGGCGTCTACTGGTTACGCAAACTTTAATATCTCCACTGGGGTTGTTGGCGTTACCTCATCGGCTACAGCCTCTATCTCCAGCGTCGGTTCTGGCTGGTATAGGTGTTCAATTGCCGTAACTGTGGCTACTGCTGGTTCAGCAAGCGTTCAAGTCGTCTTCACTAACAACACCGACAGCGCAACGCGACGCCCGTCTTACGCAGGCGCGACGACTTCCGACGTTCTCGTTTGGGGCGCTCAACTTGAGCAGGTCACCTACCAGACAACCCCCGGCACCTATAACAGCACGACCCCGAAGAACCTGCTCGGCTACACGCAGGAGTTTGACAACGCTGCGTGGACGAAGACGGCTGCAACAATAACCGCAAACTCCGTCGCTGCGCCTGACGGGACGTTAACCGCTGACACCATTACGGAAGACACGACAGCAGCTTCCGCGCATCGGGTTTTCCAAAGCATTACGACTGTCGCGGCCCCATACACCGCTTCAATGTATGTGAAGGCTGGAACGCGCTCTTGGTTTTATATCCGACTGACGGACAGCGGCAACACGCAACGCTACGCATATTTCAATGTCAGCACGGGGGCATTGGGAACAGTAGAGACAAATCTTACGGCAAGCATAACGTCCGTTGGCAATGGTTGGTATCGGTGTGCAGCTACAGTCAACGCGGCCCTCGCTGGATCAAACCCAATTATTTTCGCCATTACAGATGCAAACGGAAATTCTGTTTACAATGGGAATGGCACGGGAAGCATCTACATCTGGGGCGCACAGCTTTCCAACTCTGCCAGCGTTGACCCGTATGTCTACAACCCCGGCGCGGCTCCGACGAGCGCGGCCTATTACGGCCCTCGCTTTGACTATGACCCCGTAACGCTGGCGGCTAAGGGCCTCCTGATCGAAGAGCAGCGGAGCAACCTTGTCCTTTATTCTCAAGACTTTACCAATGCTGCATGGACTAAAACTGACACCACAGTGACCGCAGCATCTGGCACGGCTCCAGATGGGACTAACACTGCAACTTTGCTGACGCAGGGGTCCGCTGGAACTGCTGAAGTATGGCAGTCGTTTACGATTACCGCTGGCAATACGCTAACCTATTCTCGGTATGTAAAGCCGGGCAGTGCGCGTTGGTATATGATGCAAGTCCGCAATGGCGGGTCAACCAGTTTTGCTTACGCTTGGTTCGATCTCACCAATGGCGTTGTCGGAAGCACCTCTTCCACTGGCGGTTTTGCAACAATTTCCGGCTCAACAATGACGGCTGTCGGGAATGGGTGGTTCCGTCTTACGTTCACTGTGATGATTGGCGCATCGTTTAGTTCTGCCGTTCTTAGCGGCAATTCTGTTACAGCAAATAGCACTGGCACACCTGTTAATGGCGGAACACGCTATGAATGGGGTAGCCAAGCAGAGGTAGGCGCTTTCGCCACCAGCTACATCCCGACAGTGGCTTCACAGGTCACGCGGTCGGCTGATGTTGCCACGATGACGGGCGCGAACTTCTCAAGCTGGTATAACCAGAACGAGGGGACGTTTGCTACAAGCTATATTCCGTTTAACGTCAGCGGAACTTACGGGGTTCTGTCTGCAAATGGCGGATCAAGCACCAACGGAACTGACATCCGCGCAGCCGGGACGAGCAATGTCGTCACAGGCGGCGTGTTGCAAGCCCAGCTAACAGCCACAGGCATAACGGCAAACGCCGTGGACAAGCTGGTGCTTTCCTACGCAACCAATAACTTCTGGTTGTCAGGGAATGGCGGAAGCCCTGTTGGCGATACTAGCGGAACAGTTCCGACTGTAGACAGGTTGCAAATCGGCAATCTCGTCGGCCTGACAGCCTATGCGCTCAACGGATACATCCGCAGCATCACCTACTACAACTATCGTATGCCCAACGCGCTTCTCCAGAGGATCACAGTATGAAGTTGATCGGCGGCGTCATCGCGGCTTTCGTCGCATTGGCAAGCCCCGCGAAGGCCGACGGCTTTCGCGACCGCGAGGTTGCGTTCCAAGTGCTGAACGCCGTCGATACAGCCCAGACGTGCTACATTGTCGGAAGCGGGCGTGGAGTTGAAGCTAACCCGCTGTTCGGCGCGCGGCCCAAGTGCGCTAAGTTAATCGCAATTAAGGCTGGCGCCGGTTTGGCGCACTATTTGATCGCAAATGAACTGCAAAAGTCCAACGAGGGCAGCGCAAAGTTCTTTCAGGTGTTTACGATTGCTATTTACGGAACAGTTGTCGCAGCGAATTTTAGGTTGGTATTCTAACGCTGTTGGCTCAAGATTTGACTGAACTGCACTAAATGGTGTATTTCAGTCTGTAACCGTACTGGTGCGGATCATCAGGTGACTTTAAAGGGTCAAAACACATGGACGAAAACGTCCCTATTGAAGCGGAAGCACCCGCGCCGGAACTGGAAACCACGGCGGCTCCAGAACCCGCAGTAACTGATACGCCGGAAGAGCAGCCTGCCGAGCAGGAAGCATCTAAGACCTTCACGCAAGAAGAACTTGATGCGATTGTCGGTAAGCGTCTCGCAAGAGAACAGCGCAAATGGGAACGCGAACAGGCTCAACGGCTTGCGGACGTTCAAGCCCAGCAGGCGGCATCGCCGTCTACGGACTTGGCACCGGAACAGTTTGAGACTTACGAGGATTACGCAGAGGCGTTAGCCGAACGTAAAGCCGAGGAGTTGTTGCGGCAGCGGGAAACCAAGCAGCAGCACCAAGCAATTCTTGAGCAGTACCACGAACTAGAAGAGACGGCGCGCGATAAATATGATGATTTCGATCAGATCGCGTACAACCCGAACCTTCCCGTTACGGAGTACATGGCTCAAAGCATTCAGGCTTCTGACATTGGCCCTGATGTCCTTTATTGGCTAGGGACCAACCCAAAAGAAGCGGATCGCATCGCCCGTTTGAACCCGATCTTGCAAGCCAAGGAAATCGGAAAGATTGAGGCGTCTTTGTCGTCCAATCCCCCGGTTCGGAAAACATCAACCGCCCCGGCACCGATTGCACCTGTTACGCCGCGCGCTTCTGGCGCATCTGTATTGGATACGACTGACCCTCGGTCTATTAAGACCATGAGTACGTCAGAATGGATCGAAGCAGAACGGCAACGGCAGATCAAGAGGTACGAGGCACTACGCAACCGCTAATTTGGGATTTTAACCATGTCTAACTCGATTCTTACTATTGACATGATTACGCGGAAGGCTCTGGAAATTCTGGAGAACAACCTCGTACTCACCCGTAACGTGAACCGCCAGTACGACGACAGCTTTGCCGTCGAAGGCGCGAAGATCGGCTCGACCCTGCGCATCCGTCTGCCCGACCGTGCGCTCGTCACCGACGGTGCTGCGCTTCAGGTGCAGGACGACAACGAACAGTACACCACGCTGACCGTTGCCAGCCAGAAGCACATCGGCGTGAACTTCACGACCGCTGAAATGACCATGCAGTTGGACGACTTCGCCGAGCGCGTTCTGAAGCCGCGTATTTCGCAGCTTGCCGCCAGCATCGACGCTGACGTTGCGAACGCCTTCAAGACCGTCGGCAACTCGGTCGGCACGCCCGGCACTGTCCCCGGCACGTCGGCTGTTCTGTTGGCCGCCCAGCAGAAGCTGAACGAAAACGCCGCCGTCATGTCGCCGCGCTACGCGACCGTTAACCCGGCTGCGAACGCTGGCCTCGTTGAAGGTCTGAAGGGCCTGTTCAACCCGACCGACACGATCAGCCGTCAGTTCAAGAACGGCTTGATGGGCACCGGCGTCCTTGGCTTTGAAGAAGTCAATATGTCGCAGTCGATCAAGAACTTCACGACTGGTTCGCGTACCGCAACGGGCGGCACGACTTCGGCGGCTATCACCACCGAAGGCGCTACGGCCATCAGCATCACCGGTGCTGGCGCTGCTGCCACCATCAAGGCTGGCGACGTGTTTACCGTGGCTGACTGCTATGCCGTCAACCCGCAGACCCGCGAAAGCACGGGTTCGCTGTTCCAGTTCGTCGCGCTTGCCGACGTTACGCTGAACGGCTCCGGTGCTGGTGACGTGACCGTGGCTCCGATCTATTCGGCCAACCACGCGCTCGCCACCGTCAACGCTCTGCCGGGCAACAGCAAGGCCGTCGTGTTCGTCGGCGCTGCTTCGACGCAGTATCCGCAGAACATGATCTACCACAAGGACGCGATTACTTTCGCTACCGCCGACCTTTTGATGCCGCAGGGCGTCGATATGGCGTCGCGTCAGGTCCACAACGGCATCAGCTTGCGTGTTGTTCGTCAGTACGACATCAACAACGACCGTCTGCCTTGCCGTATTGACGTTCTGTACGGCTACAGCACGATCCGTCCGCAGATGGCTTGCCGTCTCTGGGGCTAATTAAGTAACGGCCCCCGGTTCGCTGGGGGCCACCTATTTGAAAGGACAATATTATGGCTCTCCCTAATGGTGCTGGTGGTTTCCAGCTTGGCGATGGCAACCTGAACGAGCCGGTTATCGGCTACGCTCCTGCCCCCGCCACGGCCACTGTAACGGCCACGCTGACGGCGGCTCAGGTCACGTCGGGCATTCTGCTCGGCAGCCCCGGCACGTCGGCTGCTTCCTATACGCTCCCGACTGTCGCTTCGCTTGAAGCGGGTCAGTTGTCGAGCGCGAAGGTCGGCAGCACGTTTGACCTGTCGGTCGTCAACGTCGATGGTTCGTCTTCGGGCGTCATCACGCTGGTTGCTGGCACAGGCTGGACGCTGGTCGGTTTGATGACCGTCGCTGCTACCGCTGGTACGGCGCAGTTGTTCCGCGCTCGTAAGACGGGCGACGGCGCTTGGACGCTGTATCGCGTTGCGTAATTGGTTTGCCCCGGCTAAACGCCGGGGCAACCTTTTTAGGGTGATCTCATGGTAATCTATCTCATTCATCCCGTGCATGGCGCTAAAGTCGCAATTAGCGATCAAGAAGCGATTTATGATGAAAGTTTTGGCTGGGTGCGCTATGATCCGACCACGCCTGTAGCGGCGGAACCTTCGAGCGATGACGAAAAAGCGTCTGTCGCTAACGAAATGGCGGAACCGATGCGCCGTGGACGCCGACGCGCAACGCAGGAAGACTAATCAATGGCGACGGCTGGCGACATCATTAACGGCTCTCTAAGGCTTCTCGGCGTTCTGGCTGAAGGCGAAACGCCGTCTGCCGAAACATCGCAAGATGCGCTGACCGCAATGAACCAGATGATTGATAGCTGGAACACGGAACGGCTGTCGGTTTTCTCTACGCAAGATCAAGTTTTTACATGGCCTGCGGGCGTTATTAACCGCACGCTGGGGCCTTCGGGTGACTTTGTGGGCAACCGCCCCGTGCTGCTGGACGACGCGACCTATTTCCGCGACCCCGGCACGAATGTCAGCTACGGCATTAAGTTCATCAACCAGCAGCAGTATGA